GCTTTGACCGCAATGTCGATGAGTTGCAGCAAACCGTTGGCTTGTTCTTGAGTCAGCTTGACGATGATTTCCATATTAGGCGACCGGAGCTTCAACGACAGCGGCCTCCTCCGCAACCAAAACCGGCTCCACCTGCGGCAACATCGGCGGGACGATCATCACAGGAGGCAACCACGGCAGCGGCGGAGCGATGATCGGCGGGTTGATCTGGTTCTCGATCTGCAACGAGACGTTCGCCTCAATCGCGCTCTGATCGACTCCGTTGGCGTAGCACCAGCCCAAGACCTGTTCCTGCGTCAAGTCTTCGTAAGGAGTGAATCCAGAACCACTCGGCGGAGCGAATGAGGTCGATCCGTAGCAAGTGCCGCTGTAGGTTTCGTCAGTGCCGTTGCATCGCCAGTCGGCGGTGATGACGACATCGGTGAGACTGCCTTCGGTGGGCTTAACGAGAAGGCGTTCGATGATCCAAGAGAGGGTAATCATAGGATTAGGCGAGGGTCAGGTTAGCGACACGGGTTGTGCCGTCAGATCCGCGATAGCTGAAGCGGAGGTTGGTGTTGCTGGTGGCATTGACGGTGAGCTGGCCGTTGGTAGCTAGGGTTGGAGGAGTTGAAGCAGGACTCCAAATGAGATTACCGCTGGCGTCCAGAATCATCGGATTTGACCAAGCCAGCGCAGCATTTGCGGCAACAGATGGCGCAGAATACCACTTATGGCCACCATCGGCTGTGTCTTGATCGTACCTCAACGCACGGTTGTTCGTCACCGCTTCCCAGCGTGAATCGGTAGTGTCGTAGTACGCGTTGTTGGTGAGGTATGTAGCGCCTCCCTGAGCGTCAGTCAGAGCGGTGTAAATACCAACATTGAGCGCACGATAACCAGTCGCCCAAGCTCTCGGCGTAACCCCCACGCCGACGTTGCCGGACCCATCAATACGAAAAAACTCGCTCTTAGAAGTTGTTCCGGTTCCGATGGTAAACGCGCTCACACCAGCGGGTTGCCCCATGTACCAGTCTTGAACGCCAAACTGAGTGATGATAGCAAACGCGCCATTCAGAGAGCTTGTCGCGTTGTTATAGAACTGAGCGATGTTTCCACCAGTCGGATTCTGCGCTCCAATATTCAGCTTGTAGCTCGGAGAAATCCCCACGCCCAGCCCCGTGGAATTCAAAGTCATTCGAGTGCCGCCTGCGCCGTCGCCAAAAGCGAACACACCAAGTTGCTGGATGTTCAGTAGGTCTTGCGCTGTGTTGTTTGCAACTCGGAAATTACCAGAGTCTGTTCCAATGTAATTCGAGCTAGTCGGATCAACGTATTGCGTGAAACAACCGTTGCCTCCGGTACGCTGGTTAATATGAACAGAACCAGCGGAACTAACATGAAGCGCAGCAGTTGGACTCGCCGTACCAATACCCACCCGATTGTTCGTCGAATCAACCTTCAGCGTCGAGGTGTCCACCGTCAGATCGCCGGTGATCGTGGCAGCGGCGAGGGTGGCGGATGGCGAACAAGCGAGGATGTTGTTGATGCTAATTCGCTTGGTGTTCCCTGACGCTGGTGGCGTGTCTGACACATCCACAATAGGGATCATGTCATTGGCGGGATCGGCGGCGGTCAACGCCGTCAGTGCTGTAATCTTTGAATCTGCCATATCAGTAAACGGTTAGAATGAATTTTCCGAGGTCTTCTTGTAAAAGGAAACTGGTCCCGTCCTCCAGCACTATGCTGTCGAAGGTTCCAAATGAAATGACGAGTTTGCTCACACCATCCTCTTGAAGAAGGAAGGTCTCGTCCTCTTGCAGAACATCCCTCCGCATGATCGGAGGCTCGGGCATGATCTGGCTTACAGATCGTGTCCTGTTGATTGATGTTCCGAGTGAGATCATTAGGCGCGAGCGTTAAACGCCACCACAGAGCCGCTGGAGATCTGGAAGCCGGTGATGTTGCCCACCAGTGGGAAACCAGCCGGAATTGTTTTGGATGTCCAAGTGCCAGATATTCCGAATCCAGTGATGGAGGTAAATACCGTTGGCTCGGTTGGAATCAAGCCAGACCAGTTGCCGGTCTGAGCGGCGGTGCTAGTGACGAGTTGAAAGCCTTCGCGGCCCATCGAATACTCGGTTGAAATGTCTGCTTGAACGGCCATTTTGTTTTTCGGTTAGAGGGGGACCACCGGAACTTTCCAGCAGCCCCCCTCATTTTAGGTTAACCTTTACGAACTTTCGGTGCTAAGGCTCCCTGAATGAACAGGACAAGCTTGCCTCCTTCTGGGACATTCGCAGTGTTGAAATTGTCGCGTTGGAGAGACGCATCAATATCGGGACCAGCAACGAGCTTAGATTTGCCGTTCTTGTCCACCGCAATGGTAGTAGCGAGACGCATATCCTTAAGGATTAAGCGGTGATCAGAACCTCAGCTTGCGTAGTATCCGCAGCAGCCGCACCAAACATGATGTCGTACGACGCCATGTGGCTGCGAGTCGCACGGCTGTACCAGACGGACAACAAGCAGCTCAGGCCGTTGTTGGTGGTGACCGTGCGCTGTTCGATGAACTCACCGGCAACCATTCCAACCGGAAGACCGGCTGCGATGGCGATAGCGTCAGGACCGCAGACAAAGCCAGCGGTGTTGGTCTCAGCACCAGTCCAGCGGTTGTTCTCGGCGATGACATCGAACCCAAAACGACCGTTCGCAAGCGAAGACAGACGGCCATCGGGGAAGGTGTTAGAGGCCGACGAGAACAACAAGCGAGCGATGTGTCCACCGTCCAGAACGAGGTTCTTGGAACGATAGTTCTTGGCAGCAGCGAGAATCGCGGGGAGGTCGCTGGTGTCGAAGCTGGAAGCGGCTCCAATCGTAATGGCTGTACCGTAGTTAGCGGCAGTCATCACGGCTGTAATCTTGTCGCTAATACCATAAGCGAACAGATCAGCAGAACCAGCAGCAAGATCAGCCAGAGCGTAACCCTGATTTAGTTCTTCTTGAGTGACGGTAAAGTTCTTGCTGATCTGGTCAACGGTCACCGAAGTGGCAGCGAGCGTGGAATCGTTGTTGGTCTCCCAGTTGGTCGGATTGACCTGAGCGGCAGTGCCGGTCGTGAACTTCTTCACGCGAACGGTGGCTTTCGGACGGAGGTTGTCCAGACCCACGTTGCGGCTGAAAGCGTCAACCATCGCCAACTTGGTAGCGGCAACGGTGATGATCGCGTCAGCGAGGTAATCCACGACAAGCGTCGAGGTAAAGGAGTTCGAGTTCTGCGGAGCGAAGATGCTCTGCTGACGGAGAAGCTCGCTGTGGTTCTCGACCAAGAAACGGCGACGCTCAGCACCAGCGCGGAGGCTCTTATGCTTCTCCAGCAGCGGGTTGCCGAGGTTCTCAATAACGGGACGCACCGGCTCAGGAGCAGGAGCAGCGGCAGGGGACTTCATGGAAGCTTCCAGAGCGGAGAGCTTAGCCATAATGGTAGCAAGATCGACGGAAGCAGCAGGAGCCGCAGCCGCCACAGGAGTAGTGTCAGACATGGTTGTGTCGGTGTTGTTGTTGTGTGGTTGCGGCGTGTTGGTCACGCCATTCTCGCTGACAGCGTTGTTGCTATCGGCAGAAATCTTGTCGTCTGGGGAGTCGTCATCTTCCTCCAGTTCTTCACGCTCCAATTGAGCGTACAGAGCGCGGAACCAATCGCGTCCAGCAGCACCACCCCAGAGATTTGCTGCAACATCAGCGGGAGTGTTAGGTTCAGCCTCAAGGAAGCGTTCATTGCGACCCCACCAAGCGTTTGCTTTCTCAACTTTATCTTCGGTGGGGATTTCTCCAGCAACGAGCGACTCAGCCTCCAGAACGGTCTGCTTTTCCAGACCTTCGCCAGCAAGACCTTCAGCGTACTGCTCAAGACCTTTACGGAGGTTGTTTTTGACCGTCTCGGGAGCGGTCTTGGTAACAGCGCGGGGATGCCACTTAGCAGCCATCGCAAGCTGTTTGATGGGTTTGTCTACCAAGCCAAACTGAATTGCTTCAGCGGTTGTAAACCAAGTCTCCGCCTTCATTGCAGCGCGAATCGACTCGGTAGAGCGTCCGGTTTTCTTAGCATACACTCCAACCAACACTTCAGCATGTTGATCCAGAGCGTCAGCCATTTTCCGCATATCCTCGGAAGTGCCAGAAGCCATTCCAGACGGATCGTGGATCATCATTAGAGCGGCATCAGCCATCTCTACTTTATCTCCAGCCAGAGCAATGATCGAAGCAATAGAAGCCGCAATGCCAACGACCCGAGTGGTCACCGGAGCTTTGCGACCGCGCAACTGGTTGTAGATGCTGAGACCGTCCCAAACATTTCCACCGGGAGAGTTGATCTCTACAAGCAGCGGACCATTGCCAACTTCAGCAAGAACATCAGAGAACTGCTTGCCAGATAGACCGTTACCACCAAACCAATCTTCGCCAATCTGGTCAAAGATCTGAATGGTCGCAGTCTCACCAGCGGAAGCCGCAGGAGCGAAATAAAGCCAATCTGATTTCTTAGTGAAGCTCATTCTGTTTTCTTGGCTCGCGGCTTACGTTGCTTTTTGACTGAAGCGGTCACTTCGGTTTGTTCTACAACAAGCGGTTGTGATCCACCTTCTGATGGAGCAACTGGAGACGGAGATTCAGAAGAATCATCTTCAATGTCAATAGCCGGTGCAGCACTAGCCGCAGGACGTTCTTTCTGAATCACCGAAATCTCAGATACATCAACTCCGTATTTGTCAGCGAGTTGACGCACAAACAAAGCTTGTTGAGCTTTTGCTTCCAAAGCTGAACGCCAATCAAGTCCCCGCGCACCGTAAACTTCATCGTAAGTCAGAATGCCAGCCTCCAATTCAGCCAACTGAGCAGCGGAATTACGGCCAACATCAACGTTCGGGGAGCGGGGAGCGGTAATCGCTACCTCGTACCAATCAGACGGAGCATCATTGAGAGCGGGATCGCTCTTGATAGCGTACTCCATGACATATTCATAAATACGCCGAGCCGCTGACGACATCACTTGATGCCGAGACTTAAACCACACGGCAGACATATCTAGCGCACCGCGATAGACAGTTCCCTGCATGGACTCTGGATAAACAAGAACGTAAGGAATACCAACACCAGCGCAGACTTTTTCGGTCAGTTGCCGCCAGTACTCACGCATATTCACGCCGGGACGTTCCGTTGCGAACTGTTCAAATGAATCACCGTTCTTCAGTACTTTAACGGATGAGCCAAAAACCTGTTCGTAATAGTTTTCAGCGGTGTTTTGAGTCGTTCCAGCAGTACCAGCGCGGAGGTTGCTTGCTTGAACTTCACCACTAACAGTCTTGACGATCTGAGCGACGGAAGCACCAAGCTTACAAGCTTCCATCTCAAGCTTTTGCAAGTCGTCGAGATCGTGAAGATCATTGATAACCGCAGAGACAAACGGAAGACCTCTAAGCTGACCGGGACGATTCGGCTCGTAAATGTGAACCACCGAGTCAGAACCAATCGAACGAACGTCAGTAAGATTACCCTGAGTCTTCTCTGACCCGATAAAATACGAGATTGCGCGTCCAGTCTTAGGATCAAACCGGATACCGTCAAACACGGTCTGGTCTGCCTCCATTCCAGCAGGAGTGGCAATTGATTGAGCCTCAATAAGCTGCAATCTCGGCTTTCCGCTCTCACCTTTGGTCAAAAGGATAAAGCTCTCGCCATCAAAGAACCAACCGCGAGCCGCTTGACTCATCAGCGTTGCAAAAGACTGGCGCGAACCAATATCGGGATAACGGCTCCAAACATCGAACCATTTCTTGGCTTTGAGATTCCAAGCAGGATCGCTGGAAGCCGGTTGAACCGAGAAGCTAGAGCCAACGGTGTACGACTCAAACAGATCCCCAAGTCTGTTCAGAACAGCGTTGTTCTGTTCAAAGAAACGGGACTTACGGACAATCGCTTGTCGGGTTGAACTCGTTACATCAAAGCGAGCCGAAGTGTAGGACGTATCAAGATACGAACGACGCAACGACTGACCGGCTCCCTCGTATTTGTTAACGGGAGCGGGAAACAGCTTATTCGCAATGGTTTGAAGGATTCCCATTAGCTCATTCGGGTTGTGGCTTCACGACGGAATTGCGTGAAATCACCGTAGTACCGAGTAACCGCCACCAGAATTGTTCCAAGCATCTTGTTATAGATCTGGAGATCTGACGGATTAGTGATTCCGTCTCCAGCCAACAGGGTCACGGCAAGATCGTAGTCTGACAGCAGTGATTCCCACATTTCTAACATTTCACCAGCGGAAGCGGAACCTTTACCGGGTTCAGCGAACTCAACGGAAACGTCAGAACTAGAAGTTGAGCGAACAACTTGACCGGACTCTATAGCGTTTGCGGCAACAGTCAGCTTTGCAGTCAAAGCCTCAAGCAATGTCAAAGCGGCTTTGCTTGCGTAGGTGGTACGCAAATAACTTCGCTTAGTTGCTACGGTGTAGGTCAACACTTGGGCGGACTATCCACAGACCAACTGTGAAGTCAACTACTAGAATTTTCTGAATTAGTAGATGCGAGATCGTTCCAGAGCATCACCATCGCCAATTGCATCAATTCACAGTCATGCAAATGATCGGGCCAGCGAGTGTTTCGCTTGAACCACAAGTGTTTGATTCTTCCCGCTCGATTAGCAGTTGGCTTTAGAACGTGAGAATCCAAGTGCTTCCAGTATGTATCAGAATCAGCCGCAAATGCCCCCTCAGCCTCTAGTGGTGCGGGTAGACTGCAAACGGTCCATTGGTGATTCTCGGACCCTTTACGGAGCCGCTGAAGCACTTCCCGCATATGCTCAGTGTCAAATACCAGAAGAGGCTGGACCGCATCAGTCCGCATTGACGTTGAAGTCGTAATGCCGAAGGGGTGGATTGCGCCAGTCTTACTGGTGAATCGCGCTCCGGTCTCGCGTCCCTTCATTGGCATCCAACCGATAAGCATTGGCTTTCTCAATCCTCCTTCTGGTGGATACCGGAGACCGCAGGGATAAGTGATCGGGTTTCCGCTGCTTTGTGAGAACTCAGCACAAGCATCATAGACAGCTTGAGTGTTGAAACCGGAGTCAATCCCAACGTCCATGTCGTGAACATTGTATTGCAATTGAACCCGTCGAAGTGCAGCAAAGTCGTCTGCATGACCAGCGGCAACAAGACGCGAATTCCCTTTGCTCCACTCACGACAAACCCACCAGACAAACGGAGCAGCGGCTTGTACGTCAGCGGTCAGATACCGTCTGGCTTCAGGAAGTCCAGCATCGGACACGATTTCAACTCGCTCTTGTTGAGATTCTTGGTTTTCCCATGGTTCAGCGAGCATACCGTTGATGAATCCCTGCAACCCCATCATTGAAGCTTTGGCTTCCAAGAATGAGACGGCTAGATGTCCCCAAGTGCATTTACGATCCGGTGAATAGAGGCTCGATAAGTGATAAGAGCGAACGCTTGGAAGGCTCGCTTGATTCTCTGGAATCCACTTTCCATGCCTCAACGCTGCGACTTTGTGGGAATCCGAGATCTTACCCTGACACAACTGGCAAACGTAGTGAGCAGATGTTCGTATTTGCTGCCAGTCTGGCCTTCCTTCCTCGGTCTTAGCATTGTCCCAAGTGACTTGCTTCCACTCCAATTTGATGTACTCGGAGCAATGCGGACAGGGGATGTAATACCGTCGCTGGTCTCCTCTAAGATAACGCTGCCAGATTCTGCCTTCGGAGGTTGTCGGAGTGCTGGTGAAGAATGCTTTGGAGCTTGAGAATGCTTTGAGACGCTGCTCTGCGAGGTCCAGCGCATCAGCTTCCTTCGCGGTTGCTTCAGCGAATTTGTCCACTTCATCTGCGACCAAGATTCGCACCGGACGGGACGCTAGATTTGCCGGTGAGTTAGACCCGACAAAGGTCAGAGTGCAGCGGTCAAACTGCTGCTCCAGATTGGTCATCTGGTCCGCATCCGAAGGGAACCGCGCAACCAATGCGGGACAATCCTCCAGCAATGGCATCCAGCGGCTTTTGCTGAACGAGCGAGCCAGATTCTCACTTGGCATCAACCACAGAGCGGGACTTGGTTCAGTGTCGATAGCCCACGCCAGACCAGCCATCAGAGTGGTTGTTTTGCTGGTCTGAGATCCCCAACACAGCGTGACCTCAGAGACTGACGGGTCTTTCCAGCACTCAAGCGGTTCTCGGCAATATGGACGAACAGCCGTGGAGAATGGACCGGGATGTTCAGTCTGTCGTTGAGTAAGCGTTAGGTTTGACTCGCTCCACTCGACCACAGTCTGCCGTGGAGACGGACGGTAAATCTGACGACGGAACTCTAGGATTTCGCGCTGTAAATCAAGCATCAGAATAACTCCGTATTCAATTCTTCGATCCGGTGCTTTCGAGCCTCACTCATATTCAAGAACGCCATGCGTTCGTTCACTCCATCCATGAGCTTGTCTCGCAATTGCACGTTGCAACCCCAAGTTGCGTTCTCGTTGAAGATTTCAACCATCAGCACCAGACCGTCTGGCTCCAAGTGCAGGATTCCCCAGAACGGAATCTTGCAATGCTTGGTAATCTCAAGAGCG